GGCGGTTTTATCAAGCTGGGGTTTTCTGTTCGCTATTTGGTCTGGCAGGAAGACTCTGCCAGACTCAAAGCAGCCATTCTGGACGGCAGCTATGCTACGGAACTGCTGCCCTACAAAGAAGCAGATGTGTTGTATTTGGATGATTTGTTTAAGACGAAGAGCGGCTTTTTGCAGGATGTCAGCAATGCAGATGTGAAGCTGGCATTTGAACTGCTGGACTATCGCTGCCGCAATCGAATGCTGACCATCTTATCTACGGAATGGACAACTGCCCAGCTGGTCGAAGTGGATGAAGCCCTTGCCGGAAGAATCATCCGCATGGCACGAGGCTATACCATTTGCGTGAAAAAAGACCGGAACAAAAATTACCGGCTGAAAGGGGCGGACGGATGAGCGAACGAGATTCCGTGCAAAAGATTTATGGCATTGCTGCTGTGCTGGGCATGGTGGAATCCGGAAACCATGAAGATGCTCTGCATCAGCTGGTGTACGGCATGACGGGAAAAGATTCCGTCCGGTCGCTGTCTGAAGCAGAACGAAAATCGGTGGCAGCAGAATTGCGAAAACGGCTGCGGAAAGAATACCTGAGCTATCATCCGTCCAAAGCAGAATTTGCCGGAAAGATGACTGCCCGACAGAAAAGCAAGGCATGGGCGTTGCTGTATGAGTTGGAACGAATTACTCCTTCTCCGGTCAGCATTCAGGAACGAATGGCAGGTGTTGTGCAGAAGGAACTGCAAATTACAGCCTCCGCCGCAGATCCTCTGCGATGGGTTTCTCTGGCAGACGGGTCGAGATTGATTGAGCAGCTGAAACGCTATGTGCAGCATGCAAAAAAAGGCGGCGATGCCGAATGAATCTGGATCAGCTGATATTGGAACAGCTACATGGCAATCAGAGAGAACTTGCCGAAACCATCGGAATCGAAGCATACAAACGGCTGGTATTGAAGTATGGCGGCGGAAACATCTACATCTGCAAACCGGACACCCTGCTGCAGCCCCTGCGGGATGATGCCATTTATCATCATTTTACCGGCGACAATTACCGGGAACTTGCCCTTGCCTATCATCTGACAGAAAAAACAGTTCGGGACATCATTGACCGACAAAATGCAGCCAACATGAGCGGTCAGATGTCCCTTTTGCAGGAAGAATTTTGAAGAAATAGGTGAATCTGCCGCCCAACTATACAAGAATCTAAAAAATGTGTTATGCTGGAACAAACAGGATAACACATTTTTTTATGGAAGGAGGGCGTTTGCAATTGACACAGGAGATTATCCTCTTCATTATCACAACCGTGATTACAGCAGTTCTGGGTGTGATCGGATATTTTCTAAAACGCACCATGGACAGGAACGACAAGAACGAAGCAGCCGTGCAGGAACTGCGGGATAATCTGCTGACATTATCGGATAAATATGCCACAAAGGCAGAAATTCGGGAAATCAAAGCGTCCATGGAAAAGCTGTCGGAGAACATCGACTATATCAAGGAACACACAACGAAAAATGAGGATTTTATCCGAACTATGGCAAGACTGGAAAGCAAAATCGACCATTACTGCAGCAGATAGGAGGCGGAACGATGGAACAGACAGAAATGCTGCGGCGGATGCAGCAAAAAACATTTTTCAAGAATAACGGCATGGTGCTGAAAGCAGTCAATCTGCTGCGGGACAAATATGTATCGCTGTCCGATGTCTGTTATGCCCTGCACCCAAGCATGAACGAAGCAGAATTTCGGGATGCGGTGAACTACTTAACGGAATCCGGATACATCCGCTTGGCGGATACAGAAATGCAGGAACTGGAAGCCAAGGTCACAGCGGAAGGCATTCAAATCATCGCCTGTGTGCGGACAGATGTCTGCATTGACGTGTAAGGCGGTGCAGAATGGGAAAACGAAGGAAGCACTCCAAAATCGACCAGCTGGAGCCGGCAGTGAAAGAAACTGTGGATGAAATGATTAAAACCGGGGCGTATTACCGGGAGATTGTAGCATATATCCAGTCGCACGGTGTCAGCATCTCACTGGCAGCAGTCGGAAAGTATGCAAAGAATTTAATGAGCACACTGGACGCTCTGCGGCTGAGTCAGGAAAATTTCCGGGCAATCATGGAAGAAACTGATCGGTATCCGGATTTGGACATGACGGACGGCATTCTCCGGCTGCTGTGCAATCAGATGCTGGATGCCATCAACAAGCTGCCGGAAGAACGGTTGCAGGAAGTGGATTTTGATACACTTTCCAAAAATGCAGTTGCCCTGACCCGTGCGGTTGCATACAAGAAAAATGTAGATGTCAAAACACGGGATGCACTGGAAAACGGAGCGGAACAGTTCCGGGATTTGATTTTTGAAGCAATGGCAGCAGAACGACCGGATTTATATCAGGAAGTGCGGCGGTTCATGAAGGACAAGCAGAAGGAGGACAAGGCATGAGTATGTATGTGATTCGGGTAAAACCCGGAATGGATTGCGAAGTAGCAGCCAGCCTGCGAAAGCGAGGATACTTTATCCGCTGTCCGCAGCGAACCCTGTCCATCCGGAAAGACGGTACCTGGACAGACCGGACAGAACCGATTTTTTCCGGATATTTGTTTTTAGAATCTCCAGAGCCTTTGCGGTCAGAGTCCTATTATGACATCTGTCAGGCAGATGGTGTGCTGTATTTTTTAAAGCAGGGCAGCCGACCAGCTTCTCTGTCCAGCCGGGAAGAAGTATATATTCGCTTACTCTGGAACAAGGGCTTCCCGATTTCTGCCTCTCGTGTCTTTGTGACTGCAAGCGGAGATTGTATGATTCTTTCCGGTATGCTGCGGCAATATGAAGGACAGATTCAGAGCATACAGCTGCGGCAGCGGCGAGCGAAAGTTGCCATTCCCATTCTTGGAAAGACCTATTCCGTCACATTGCCGGTAATCGGAATTTAAATCTTTGCAGAAAAAATTTGCCTACGTCTGCACGGCGGTAGATTCGTCCCGCCGGAACGGCGTTTGCAACAAAAATCAAAACGGATTTTACAGCAACATCCGAATGGCGGAGCCTGCCCAGAGAAAAGAGCGTTTAAAAGGTGTTTAAACGCCTGTAGAATCGTTTAAGAAATTCCACCCGAAACAGATCCACAAAAACAGAAAACGGCATACAGGGGCAATTCTGCCCCTCATTTTTTTAGAAGGAGGAACTGTCCATGAACAGAAAAAAGAATAGCATTCGCATCCTGGCAGCCGGCATGGAACAGTTTGAAGCTAAACAGCAGCAGGCAGACTTTTCCACGCTGGAAACTTTTCTCTCTGCCTACCTTAATACGCCGGGACGCAAGCAACGAAAACAGCTGGCAGAAGAATTTCAGAAGCGACACTTGGAACTGCATCAATTTTTGAAGAGCCATCCGGAATTGCTGACCGCAGAAACGGAATTGCAGGCAATGATTGCCGGAGAACAGAATGAAACGGGTTCCAAGCAGATTTCCAACTTGCTGGAAAAACTGGAGGAGGGACTGTCATGATATTTCAGAACTTTTCTCCCAAGCAGCGGCAAGCAATGCTCTGGTGGGCGATGCCGGAGAGCAAGCAGTATGATGCCATTGTATGCGATGGGTCGGTACGTTCTGGCAAAACAATGGCAATGAGCATTGGATTTTTGATCTGGAGCATGCGGAATTTTGACCGGGAATCCTTTGCCTTCTGCGGAAAGACCATTGACAGCTTGAAACGAAACGTCATTCAGCCCCTGCAAAAATGGATGGAGGGCATTGTACAGCCGAAAATCAATTTATCCAAAAACTACATGGATGTGCAGTGGCTGGGACATGAAAACCGCTATTATTTTTTCGGCGGTAAGGACGAAAGCAGTTATACGCTGATTCAGGGCATCACTCTGGCAGGTGTGCTGCTGGATGAAGCCGCCTTGATGCCGCAATCTTTTGTGGATCAGGCAGTTGCCCGTTGTTCTGTCACGGATTCCCGGCTCTGGTTCAACTGCAATCCGGACGGCAGCGAAGAACATTGGTTTTTTCAGAACTGGGTTGGCGGAGAAGCTGCATCTGGGAAAAATCGGCTGCACCTGCATTTTACCATGGAGGACAATTATGCACTGTCCGATGCTGTCCGGCAGCGATACGAGCGAATGTATACCGGTGTATTCTATGAGCGGTATATTCTGGGGCTTTGGCGAATGGCAGAAGGTCTGGTGTATCCGATGTTCGACCGCAGCAGACATGTGATTCCGGATTGCATGCCGCCTGCCGGAACGGGAACATTCTGGGTTTCCTGTGACTATGGTACCCGAAATCCGACGTCCATTGGTCTGTGGCATCTGACTTCGAACGGCAATGCAACAAGATTGCGGGAGTACTATTATGATGGACGGAAACAAAATCCCCGAACGGATGAAGAGCATTACACAGCGTTGGAGCAGCTGGTCGGAACACTCTATCCATTTGTGCGGGCAGTCATTATTGACCCGTCCGCTGCTTCTTTTATGGAATGCGTTCGGCGGCACGGAAAATTCCGGGTTTACAAGGCAAATAATTCTGTTTTGGACGGTATCCGGGATGTTGGCACGCTGCTTGCTTTAGACCGTCTGCACATTTGTGCCGGATGCAAAGACATCATCCGGGAATTTGGGCAATACCGATGGGACGGAAAATCCAAGGGACAAGATCAGGTCATCAAAGAATATGACCATGCCATGGATGACATGCGGTATTTTGTGCGGACAGCGATGAAGCACACCCTGAAAGAATTACGGCGGAGGTGATGAAATGATTGATATGAATGGAATTGCCGCTGCGATTGGCGTACCATGTACCGTCAGTGGCGTTATGCAGGAACATTTGCAGCTCTGGGAAACGCTTTACTGCAATCAGGCAGCCTGGGTGAATCAGAGAGTGCGTTCCCTGCAAATTCCTGCGGTCGTATCCAGAGAATTGAAACGACTGACACTGACAGAGTTTGATTTGACTGCAGCGGATTCCCGGTTGCAAGAGATTTTGCAGCGATTTTTACCCAAACTACGGCAGAAACTGGATTATGGCATTGCCTCCGGCGGACTGCTGATGAAACCTTGCTATGCGGCAGGAGGAATTTTTGTAGATCTGGTACCGCAGGGGCGGTATTTACCCATCCAGTATACCGATGACCAGTGTACAGCAATTGCTTGCACAGAGTATGCAGTGATGGAAAAGAACTGCTATACCCGCATCGAAATCCATACCTATGAAAACGGAAGTCATACGGTAGAGAATCGCTGTTTCCGGTCGCCAATGGTTGGCGTGCTGGGAACGCCCTGTAGTTTATTGGAAGTTCCGCAGTGGGCATCCCTTTTGGAATCCATCACATTTCCAGCAGAACAGCCATTGTTTGCAGTATTTCAGATGCCGGACACCAACAATATTGATTTGGACTGTCCGCTGGGAGTATCCGCTTTTTCAGATGCGGTTGGATTTATTCGAGATGCGGACGAACAATGGGAACGGATTCTCTGGGAATTAGAATCGTCCGAACGGGCGATTGATGCCAGTGAGGATTTATTCCGGTTTAATCCGGAAACCAATCAACCGGTACTGCCGAAGGGACGGGAGCGAATGTATCATTGCTTGGAAGCGACCGGAGATGGCGGAAAAGCCATCTACAATACCTTTTCCCCGGAGGTGCGGGACAATTCGTATTTTCATGCCCTCAACCAGATATTCCGGCAAATCGAGAATACGACCGGGCTGAGTTATGGAACGATTTCCGAGGTTTCGGACGTTGAAAAAACGGCAGAGGAAGTCAAAAGCAGCAAGCAGCGTTCCTTTGTCCGGGTGTGTGACATCCAGAAAAATTTGCAGACTGCTCTGGAACAGCTGGCAGCAGCGGTGCTGACTTATGACCGCCTGCTCTTCCAAAATTCCAATACCGATGCCACAATTACCTGTCAATTTGGGGATGGTGTGCTGGAGGACACGGAAAAGGAATTCAACCGGCAGCTTGCCATGGTGCAGGCACGAGTATTGAAACCGGAGCAGCTTCTGCAATATCATTTTCAATGTACGGAGGAAGAAGCCCGAAATCTGCTGCCCGAACAGCAGGATGCAGGCGGTTTATTTGACGGCGGTGCATTTTAATGCGGCAGCAATACGAACCATCTGCTGACCGCATCATTGCTCTATATCAGCAGTTAGAGGATGATATTTTGTCGGCGGTCATTCGCAGAATCCTGAAAATGGGGTATGTTTCAGAAGCGTCCAAACATCAGCTGGAAGTCTTACAGGCTGCCGGCTTATTGTATGATGACATTGTGCAGCTGATTGCCGACCGCACAGATGCATGCACAGCACAGGTCAAAGCGTTGTTTGAAGATGCCGGTGTGCAGACAGTTGCCATTGACAACAGCCTGCACGAAGCTGCCGGAGCGTTACCCATTGACATCCGGCAGGACAGCAGCACCCGACAGGTATTAGAAGCCGGATACAAAAAGACACTTGGCACGATGCAGAATCTGGTCAGCACAACTGCAACGCAGGCACAGACCGTATTTATTCAGACCTGTGACCGGATATATATGCAGGTATCCTCCGGGGCGTTCAGTTATCAGGAAGCAATCATGAACGCTCTGCGAGCCTTAGCGGATACAGGGGCAACCGTTTCTTACCCGACTGGACACACCGACCGCATGGATGTTGCTGTCCGGCGGTGCGTGCTGACAGGTGTTAGTCAGACGGCGGCAGCGGTTTCCCTGCGGCAGGCGGAAGATGCAGGCTGCTATCTCATGGAAACCACCGCCCACAGCGGTGCAAGACCTGACCATGCAGAATGGCAGGGGCAGCTTGTTACAATAACCGGAAAAGATGCCGGAAAAATCATTGACGGGCTGCGAGTTTTTACCCTCTCTGAAATCGGCTATGGCAGCGGCGAAGGGTTCAAAGGTTGGAACTGCCACCACAACTGGCGTGCTTATTATCCAGGGTTCAGCACACCAAATTACACGCCGAAAGAACTGAAAAAGCTGGATGAACCTTGCATTTCGTACAACGGGAAATTGTACACGGAATATGAAGTCAGCCAGATGCAGCGAGCACAGGAACGAAGAGTCCGAGCCTGGAAGCGGCGTTGCATCACTGCACAGGAAGGCGTGAACAGTGCCACAGATGAAGCGACCAGAGCAACAGCACAGGCGGAATTTGACCGGTCAGCACGTTACCTGAAAAACAATGAAGCAAAGCTGAAAGACTTTTGCAGGCAAACCGGACAAGACCGTGACCGGTTCCGGGAACAGGTGCTTGGTTTTAACAAGTCAACAGCACAAAAAGCCGTGCATGCTGCAAAGAAAATGGGGTTGACTTCTGGTGGCAAGGATGGTATAATAAAGTCAATTGATGTAGACGATTTTGAAATGGCCGTATATGGGAAAAACATTAATAGTGAAGTATCAGATGCTATTGTTTCCAAAATGAACGACTTAGAACGCAAAGGAAAATTTTATATTAGTGAAGTCAAGGTAGCCCGGATTTATGGAAAAGATGGCGGAATTCCTGCACTGCAAATTGAACCACTATCAAACGGATTGTTACGGTTAAATATAAATACCGATGTTTTTTCTGGCTACACATTAGAAGAAATAGACCAACGCTTTTTAAAGGCAAGTTCAACAATTGCAAATAATCTTGAGGAAGCATTGATACATGAAAGTGGTCATGCAAAATCAATTGCCCGAAGAAGTGCATCCGAAATTCAGAGCATGTATGAAGAATTGTCTAAAATCCATATTAACGGAATTAGCGAATGTGCTTTTTCTGATGGAGCAGAATGCTTAGCTGAAGTAGAAGTTTTGCTAAGCAGAGGTGAAGCTGTTCCAGAGAATGCCATGAAATTATATAGAAAATATGTACTTCGGGAGTGATTTGAATGATATGCCTCACAATGTGTTCATTATGTGCCCACGACAGAAAAGAAAAAAAAGATGGATGGATACCAACTTGCGATGCTTATCCGAACGGGCGGCCGCTGCTTGACAAAGAATTCGACAAAAGAGTTGGAACAAAAATCTGCAATCCAGAAAATGGAATCGGATACGAGCCGAGTGAATTTGGAAAAAAATGGCTTGAAAAAGCATCTCAATGAGGTGCTTTTTTCATGCCCTGAAGGAGGAGTTACAATGATGAACGGCTATTACGACTCTGCAAACTATGACGGACTTACAGACGAAGAAATCGCTGCAATGCGGAAAGACACGGAAAGAGATATGGCTAAAGCAGGAAGTAAGCCTATTTGGACAAGCAAGACAAAGTTGGGATACACGCCTATTTTTATCGGCAAGAGCGGTGCTTTGTATGTTGGTGGCGTAAAATTGGAGGGCGTGTATTTTGCTGAAAACAGACAGAGTTCTGACGGTTTCAACAAACTCTGCATTGTATTTGAAACAGACAAGGTAGTTGACATGCGGGAAAAGGATAGAACGACCTTGTTTGAACCTGACGCCGCCGAACTAAGAAAAACACTTAAACAAATTTTTGGATGATGGAGGAAAATATGAAAACAAGCAAACCAGCAGAATTGAAAGATACAGTAAGTATGATGGACAGCACAGACTATAAGGAACGCTTCAAGGCAGAGTATATACAGGTGACTATTCGGTATCGAAAGCTGAAATGCATGCTTGACAAATGGGACACTGGAAAGCTGAATTTCACGCCGACCTGTCCGAGAGGCGTCTATAATTTCCAGATCAGAGCAATGGCAGATTATATCACCGCTCTGGAAGCCCGTGCAGCAATCGAAAATATCATACTTTAATCACTGCCCCGACCATGGGCAAAAACTGGCGGAGGGCGGAAACCAAGAACAAATAAGCCTGTGGGTACGGCGTTCTTCTATCAGCAAATCAGCATCTGAGCAATCAGGTGCTTTTTTCATACTTAAATATCAGTTAATCGGCTTTTAAACAGCGTTGGAAAGGAAGAAATTTGATGAAAAAGAAATGGATAGCGGTTCTGGCTGGACTTGCTTGCTGTGCGGTTGCCTTTACAGGGTGCAGAGAATCCACTCGTGCGAGATACAACGTGCAAAAGCAAGCGGACTATTTTAATGTAGAACGAAGGCTGACAGTTATCAATGCCCGTTCTGATAAACCTGTGTTGGAGATGGTTGGTTATTTTTCTATTTCCAATAATGATGATAATGAACTTGTCGTCACACTGGAAACTGGGCAGAATGAATACAAAGTTAACTATGTTTATCTAAACGAATGGACGATTTACACAGTTGAAGACATTAGCGGAGCACATGTTGACCCATATCACTATGAAATCAATTTTTTACCGGAAATGATTCAACCTTTTACAATTGTTTCTAAAGATTGAAACCGCTGTACGCGTCAGCACAATACAAATGCACAAAGCACCTTTTTAGGTGCTACTTTGCTGCTGTAGCTCAGTTGGTAGAGCAGAAGACTGAAAATCTTCGTGTCGCAGGTTCGATTCCTGCCGGCAGCACCAAAAAGCATCGGGAAACCGGTGCTATTTTTATACCAAAAATTCGGAAAGGAGCAAGCATATGACCATTGAAATCACAGGCACGCAAGAAGAAGTAACCGCATTTCTTCACAGCATGGGCGAAAGTTGCTGGGTAACACTGGAAGAAATGCAGGAACAGGAGGAAGACCATGATTGACCAAAAGTTTTTAGAAAGCCTTGGTGTGACGGATGAAAGTGCGGTGCAGAAGATTACCGAAACTTACACCGCCGACATCAAAGCAGAACAGGACGCTGCGACAGCCACCAAAACGCAGCTGGATGAAGCCAACAAGACCATTCAGTCTTACAAGGACATGGACATTGACGGCATCCAGCAGTCTGCAGCCGAATGGCAAAAAAAGTATGAGCAGGCAGAGGCAGACCGCAAAGCGAAGGATTACAGCGACCGCCTGGATCAGTTTGTTCAGCAGCAGGGCATGACAAATGCCGTGTATGCAGACTATCTAAAACGGCAGCTGCTGGATAAAAAGCTGCAGTTTGATGACAAGGGTGAGCTGATCGGCGGAACAGAGGCGGTGCAGGATTTGAGAAAGACCTGTCCGGATGCATTTTTGCTGAA